TACTGTGATATTTCTGGGATGGAGCCTGCTGTGCAAGAGGTTAATGTAAAAACGGTAGGTGAAGTCAAACAGGTGACCGAGATCAAGGGCACGGTTAAGACGAAGGAGCAGACCTAAAGCAAGGAGTGGGGAGCATGGAATTACCAGATGGGCTCTTGACAGACGCCAGGAATTATCTGGATATTACCTGGGACGATGAAGATACAGACAAGAAACTGACAGGAATTCTCCGACGCGGTATGAGCTATCTGGACGGCAAAGCGGGCGCGGAGCTGGATTATTTGGAGGAAGGCCAGCCCCGCGCCCTGCTTTTTGACTATGCCAGATATGCCCGAGCAGGGGCTCTGGATGAGTTTGAAGGAAATTACCTGCACGATCTCCTTGCCCTGCATCTCAAATACCGGGTAAAGGAGGCACAAGCGGATGCTGTACCAGAAACCCCAGGATAATTCCTTTCAGGACGGTGTGGTGAAGCTGTACCGCAAGGAGAACACCGCCGCCCCGGGCGACATGCCCAAAGAGGGGCTGGCGTACAAAGCCACCCTGCGTTACCGCCGCCGCACCGTGGGCATGCAGCGCAATTACCTGGCCAAGCAGAACCAGGAACATATCGACGAGGTGATCCGCTGTCCTCTGATGTCTTCCGTTTCTGCTCGGGATATCGCGGAGCTGCCCGGCGGACGGAGATACTTGATCCGCCAGATACAATACCCGGAAAATTCCGCAGTGCCGGTAATGGATCTGGCATTGGAACGATTGGAGGGCGGCGGCTATGGCTCTGACTGATATCCGGGATGCGCTGCTCACAGTC